GTCTCTTGCTTTTGGCTTAAGAGTTAAGATCTCCGCTACTTTCTTTTTTACTATTCTCATATTCTCTCTCCAACTTAAGTATTTTATCTTCTAGTTTGTTGATTCTATCTTCTTGGCCTTGGAATAGATCCGTTAATTGGTCTACTATTTTGAATTTTTTGCCTATTGTATCATCAACAATCTTTAAGACTTTTTGTAGTATTGCATCTTTGATTCCCATTACAACATACTTTCTACTTTGATAGGTTCTTTAATAGCATTTAGTTGCTTTTCACCATCGATCATAGCCCATAGCAAGAATAGGTACACTATAGCATCTGTAATTCTACCTGATACATCTTCTCGTTGTGAATGATGTCCTTGAATATATGAACTTATACCATCAATGTGCTTGAGCATATATACCATTAAAGCTTTTTCTCTAGATATATCTAAGCAATTAGCTACTCTATCAAAATTAGCAAATACATTGTCTTCATCATGGGCATATTCTTTTTGACCTGAATCTCTTGTACTTTTAATCCGATTAATCATATGATCAAAATATGCATTAAATTGTATTGTTTTCATTGCACTTCCTCCATTTTCATTATTAACCCTAAAGATTCAGTCAATCTCTTTACTTGTTTAAGGCTAAGACCTTCAGATATTAACTCAGGTTCTTTGGAATCAAGATTTATTAAAGATATATGACACTCTCCTTCCCAATTATCTGTTTTGGCTGGACGCGTAATATCAAATCTCAAATACTTATCTTCCTGGATGTCAATTTCTACACTATAATGATTTATATATCTTGTCTGTTTCATTTTAGCTTTACTACCTTTCCCCATGGTTTAGTCATAGCTGGGATTTTGCTACGACCTTTGTCTTTGCGACTCATTACATTGAACACATGATGCTCTAGTTTCTTTCTTTTCTTAGCTGACATCGGTTTCATCGTAATATATCCTTGTGTTATCTACCTTTAGGTTAATGTTAATATTCTCTCGTTCTCTATTAGCTTCACATTTAATATTGATACGCTCTATCAGCCCCGAAGATATACTCTTCTGAGGATTAACTGATAGTAACTTATTAGTATTATATGCTGTTCTAAATGAGCCTTTAGAAGATGCTATATTCATACCTTCATGGAATGCTTGCTTTGTTATTTCACTTACTGCAAACACAATGATGTTATGCTTTACTGCAATCTCCATCATAGCTTGAGATGCTTCTTCTATCTTCATATTAGAATCTCTTTGATTAGATTTAAATAAACCCATATGATCAACTACTACTATCTCTGGTTTCATAGGCAACATAGCTATTCTCTTCTCTAACTCATGAGCATACGGTGATGAGTAATCTACTGTTAACCATTTGAATCTTTCATCCATACCATTTTGCATTTGTTGATAGTGCTCTCTCAATTGTTCTTCGTTCCATCCCATCTCTATCATTACAAACCTAGACCATATTTGTCTTGGAGACATTTCCATTTCAATAAAGTATGTAGGTTTCTTAAATGCATTCATCCAGTTTTGTAGTATCATAGTCTTCATACTCTTAGGTGGAGCCTGTATAATAACAACCTCACCTGGATATATAGGAAAGTCTTGTCCTGGATATGCATCTCCTAAGTTAATAGGCTTTGCATCAGACCTTAAGAAGTCTATAAGATGCACTTCCATAGCTGCTGAATCCATAACACTCTGACTTTTCTTTGACTTATATAGACGACATGTATTCTTACAATACTCATCCATTACAGGATCTGTACAGCCATATCTATAGCCTTGACCTCCATGGCCATCATAACAATTATTAATAATACTTTCCATTTCTTTTTCACTAAATGGTGATTGAGAATTATCAACTTGTCTTCGCCATTTTTCCATGATTAATCTTACTATATCTTCAGGATAAAGCCATCTAAACCATGCTGCTAGTCTTAATGCTACACTATGTCTTCTTCCCATAGGAATAGAATTAACCATGCTACTTATGCAAGGATAGTTAACAGGATCAGGATTACGTCCTTGAGATATAAACTCTGGTGTACTTTGTATTTTCTTTTTCTCTCTTGTTAATACATCAAATACTGGATTACATTCCATCTCTACATCATTTATATCTTTAGGGTGTTTAGCATGACTTTGTATTTTAAGCTCTAAATCAGGCAGTTCTAGCCAGTTTCCCTCTATCTGGACCTTGTATAGCCCTGACTTACTATTCTTTGTATTAGGTACTCTTATGAGTCTTATTTTATCAGTTACTGCTGGATCAGCATATTTAAATACTCCTGCAGTAGTTAATGCATCTTTTACTTTAAGATGAAGATTCTGATCTGGTTTCCATCTAAATGCATCTGACGGTATATTGAAATGAAATCCTGTACCACTAAAGAATAACTTAAATGGCACGTCTAAATCACTTAACAATATTTTTAAGCCTATAGATAAATCTACTGCTTGTTTAAAATCTTTACCGTCTACATCTAATATAAATTCATCAGGCATATATATTAGACCATCATAACCTGCTAAAGTTTTCTTATTAGCAAAGAACTCTTTAACATGATCGTCATACTCGTACAATGACATAAATGTATCATTGTCTAGGTTGTGCCAACTACTTTCTTCTGATGATTCTTGAAAGTAATGTCTTTTACTAAGACTAAAGGCGAACTCTTTAATCATACTCCCTCCTAAATTAAAGAGTGGGCAGCTAAGAAGATTGAAATAAACAATAAAGATGCATCAAAGCGATGCGAAGCGTACCCACTCTTATATTGTTATATTAGAATGGCATAGTCTCTGTTGTTTCTTCTACAGTACCTGCCGCATTAATCAATTCATCCATAGATGCTTCTTTAGTATCAGTAGTAGTTGTTGCTGATAGCTTAGGTTGCACATATTTAGTAAAGAAAGTTTCAGCTCTACCTTTCCAATAGATAACATCGTCTAATGTAAACTCTTCAACGATATTTACGAATGGAACTGGTGCAACTTGAGATAATACTCTTGAATAATCTCCGTCTTTATATAAAAAGATATTCATTTTCTTACCGATCAATTGTTCTTCACTATCATCTAATTTAATAGTAACTTCACCGCCACCACCTTCTAGACCATCAGATATACCAGCATTAGCAAAACGAAAGATGTTTCCAATTGCAAACTCTTCTCCGTTCTTACCTTCTTTAGCATATACTCTCATGTTCATCTTCTCTGAGTATCCTTCAAAACATACATCAAGAAACTTTGTATCGTTCCAAGTGCCATATTTTGCTGTACTTACAGTAGCTGTATGCCAACCTGGACTAAACTTGCTACCGCCACTACCTTTTTTTACTGTCAGTGTTCTTGTCATTACACTTTCCTTTCATTTACAGTTGAGTTACCATCATCATCTACCTGAGCTAAGCCCACCATAGATGTTAATCCATACCTTCTACCATAAGTACATGCACTACCGATCTCTTGTGCATCTTTCTTATTAGTAAGAGGAATTCTTATTTCACTTTTTAGCCATTGACCTGACTCATGTAGCAACATTGTAGTTATATAATAACCTGTAGTTGCACAGAATCTATTACCTTGACTAATTGATAATCCATGTTTATTTAATGCAGGCATACATGCTTCTATACATGAGTTAATATCTGCATAACTACTCTTATAAAATGGATTTACTTTACCCTTAGCTACTCCGCCCATTTCACTTTGTGCTTTCGCTAGTGATCCTGCTAACTTATCTATTTTACTGGACTTCCAGTCATCAATAGATATATATTCAGGGGTCAGAATACCTTCTTCAACAGGTTGTTGAACTTCTTCGGACATTTATTTTCTCCTTTGATTGGTTAATAAGTTTCTCAAGGGGGACGCCAGCGAGAAGAGAACACTCGCCTGTGAGCTATTGTTACACAGAACATGCGGTGGAGGCGTCACGGTTACGAAGGAAATTGCCATAAACTCCGTATCGTTTGCTTGCCCAGTACTTATTATTGTTAAATTGGAATCATAATTTACATTGACATGCGGGACTTTTCCAAACCCATTATTGGAAAATTAAAAGAAAATTTCCTATTATATGGTTGGTTTGTAATCAGTTTCCGAACAGCATTTGCAATAAATGACCCACTCATATTAGAGCAGTAACTTGTAGCCTTTGCATTGCATGGTTCTACACTACCTATATCATCAGAGTACCATTCCTTCTTGTACTTAGTGACTGTCGGATTGTCAAATATATATTGTTGATAATGTTCAGCTCCCATTCGTCCATCTATAATGAACTTAGGCTTGGCACTATTGACTCTACACATAATTGTTACAGCTTCTAATCTTGCTTCCATACTATCAAATCCTA